GCGCATTCAAAGTGAAATAGCAAAAGTGCGATTACAGCAAGATGTTCCCTTGTTGGAACAGCAATTGCAAATTGAGAAATTACGTCTTGACGCGGAGCGAGAGCGTCTTGAAACTAATGCAGCCATTCAAAAGCAAATTCAGACGGAGCTTCAGGGAGTTCAAGATGCTATGATCGGCATCGCAACAACGGCCAAGAATGAACTAGAGGATCGTCGAGAGTATGAAAAATTAATTGAAAGTGGATTGGCGCCAGCTATTGCTCAAATAACGGTAGAAGTGAGACAACAGTTTTCCGTGGAAGTAGAGAAATTAAAAATGCTAGAGAAGCAAGCCTTGGCCGAAATTAGTATTTTAGAGGCGAAACAAAACCAAACTGATAGCGACAAAGAACAATTGCAAATTTTACGCGATCGCTTGGATTTGATACAGGGAGGAATCGCCGAGGCTCCATCTCTCGCCGGAGCGACTATTGAAAGTCGCACACAAAAGCAATTAATGGAAGATCGCCCTAAAAGCGCAACCGCCTTCCTTGCTGAAACCGCTAAAGAGGCTCAGGCAAATCTTGAAAAACTTACGAACTGGGGTTATCAAACGGCAGAAGGCGCGAAGGCCATTGGAAGCGCATTTGGCCAAGCATTTAAGGACATTGCTTCTGGTTCTAAAACCACGCAAGAGGCATTGGCCTCAATGTTTGAAAGCATTGCCAGCCATTTCTTGGATATGGCTGCACAAATGATTGCGCAAATGATCACCATGTTCATTTTGAAAAGTTTGATTGGATTGTTCGGTGGTGGCGGTGGTTTCTCTTATCAAGGGCCAAACTATAGCAGTAGCTTTGGAAGCGGAGGCCCTGCATTTAACCCTGGAGCCTTTAGCATGCCTAAATTAGCAGCCGAAGGTGCTTATTGGACTGGGGGCTTTAAGGCATTTGCTGATGGTGGCGTAGTTGCTGGCCCCACTCTTGGCCTTGTAGGCGAAGGCGGCGAGCCGGAATACATCATCCCAGCCAGCAAGATGAGCAGTGCAATGGCGCGGTACAGCGCTGGGGCCCGGGGCAATGCCGTGATTCCCGCAGAGGGTGGCGAAGGCATCAGCAGTATGTCCATAGGAGCTCCCGCCAGCGCAATCGACGTGCGTTATAGCGTGGAGCGCATCAACAGCGTGGATTATGTGACTGCCGACCAGTTCCAACGCGGCATGGCACAAGCAGCCCAACAAGGCGCCAAGCAAGGTGAGCAGATGACTCTGCGTCGTCTGCAGCAATCACGCTCCACTCGTGGTCGCCTTGGCCTGAACTAATGGACACCAGCTTTCGCCCAGAGATTGCCGTTGGCCACATGCTGACGCTTAAGCCTCGGACTGCCAATGCATCGCCTTTGTATTTCCAGAACTTTTTCATTAACCAAGACATGCCCTACAACAACAACGTGCATGGCTTTCTACCCTTCGGCTTCAGTGGCGTAACGGTCAATCGCAGCGGCGATAACCAGTCCACACAACTAGCGCTGCCCAATAATGCAATTAGTAAAGCATGGGCCTCAACCATTGTTGAAGGCACCTGGGTGGCATTGGTGGACATGCTGATGCTCAACCCTGAAGACAATACTGACTACCGCCTGCTGTCGTCCTATGCGGGACAGGTAACTGGTGCTCAATGGGGAGAAATTGAACTGCGCCTAGAGATTTCATCGGTGCTTGATGCCGTTGGCGGAGACGTGCCAAGGCGACGCATCACCGAGGATGTGTTTGGTCCGTTGCCTACCACGGCAAACGTGCGCTTGTCTTGATGTATGACCTGATCGGCAAACCTTACCGTTTAGGCGCGGATGGCAGTGACGGTCACATCGACTGCATCCACCTTGTCTATACGGTGCTGCAACGCCTGGACATTCCCCGTCCATTGTTCAATCCTGATTGGTACCACAGCAACTGGCGCGTCGTGCTGAAAGCCTTGCAAAAATGGGGCACTCGTGCCACGGAACCAAGTTATGATGGGGATGTGGTTCTACTATCACACAACAAGTTTGTCTTTGGGGTGGTTTGGCAGAGCGGCATTCTCTACATCAACGATCCGCTGGCGACGGTGAGCTGGAACGCAGTCTCAGCGTTCAAAATCTGCCGCGTCTACAGGCACGCCTCCTCCCCTTTGAACGACAGTTAATTACCGAGCTTGGTTGCACAGAAGAAGAATATCTAGAGTTCAAGCAACAAGTGGAGTGGTTGAGCCGCGAGCGGCCAGCGGCATACGATGGCATTCCGGACGTCCGGTGCGATCCGCTTACTATCGCAATTATCAGCCTTGCTTTTGGCATTGTCAGCACTGCAGTTAGCTTTTTCTTAACACCAAAACCAGACATTCCGCAGCAGCGGCAAATCAGCAATCGCACCCTCGACAGTATTGCAGGGCGCGATCGTTTTGCGCCCACATATAACTTTCAGGCCACGCAAGAATTAACGCGCTACGGCGAAACTGTTCCCATTGTCTTTACGGATCAAAAGCGCGTGCAACTTACCATTGGTGGCCGCACCGATTGGTATTACGTGGGCGGCATCATGATTGCGCCAAAACTGGTATGGTCGCGGATGTTTAGCTGGGGTGGCTATCAAAGCCTCAGCATGGTCTTCCTGGTGGGGCAGTCGCCCACCCCCCGTGGTCCTTATAGCACTGCCGCTGAAATTGCTGCAGATCGCGCTGGCATTTACATTGGCCAACTCCCCCTCGATTCTTTTGCTGATTCCGATTATCGCTGGTATTACCACCAAGGGGCTAGCCCTGCTAGCGACAGTATCAACTATCAGCTCGGAGCGGGCACCAATCGCACTTCTACCGACAGTCGCCTGATAGGAGCAAACAACCGCCATGGCACCTTCTGGATCGGAGAGGCGGCGGACGAGAATGCTTTCAAGGCGCAGAGTTTTGCTGGCCTAACTGGTGAAGCCTTCTGTCACGTTTTCTCGCCAAGCAACCGCATCCAATTTGGCGTTTATAACGCCCTTCCCAATGGCACTGGCTACCGCCTCAATTTTGAAGTGGTGTCCTATCCGGGCAATGCAGGCCAAAGCCAGCTACAAACTGCAATTGCCAAGCGCATTCAAATTACTGGCAACCCTTTGTTATCGGGCACTGGTAGAAACTACGCTCGTCAATTTGGCATTATTGAGCACAACGGCATTGAATATCCAGCTCCAAATCAGAACAATGGCACGCGAGTGCAAGTTGCAATTAATGACACCATCACTATCATTTACAATGCCGGCCAAGTGCAAGAGACACTGGTTTACAATGTCAACCACCCCAATCTCACTGGTGCCGCCACTCCAAGATACTATTTGCCTGATGTCGAATCGTTAGACAACAATCAAATTATTTCAGCCATTAAAACTGAGCACGAGCAGCAAGATGAACTACTAAAGCTCGGCACGAAATGGATGATTGGTAATTGCTCATGGGAGGTCATTGAGCGCACGCCTTCCGACCGCGTTTTTGACAAAACAGACAAGACGCCATACTCAGTAAAATTACGGTGCATTGCCATTTATGGAGATGGCAATCTAGGGTTTGTGGGCGTATGTCATCGTCCTTATATCGTCTCTGATACGCACCTCCCTGAAGGTGATTTCGGGGCTCTTTATGACATTGAGCAAGCTTGGTTTCCGATTTGCAAGGCTGAAATTGCAACATTTCAAAACACAAGGCGTTGTCAAGCCACTGAAATTGGTATCAAGTCAAATGTATGGGCCAGGCTTAATGGCATCAGCAATTTTAATTCCATTCCATCGCCCGAGAAACTGTACGAATATGACAGCAAAAATGTCACACTAACTGGCGGCGTCAATCAGTCATACGTTAGGCGGTCGTCGTTCTTCCATTTGTATGTCAGGCCGGCCAATAGTGACTATGGCGCAGAAGAAGGTTGGGCAAAGCTAAATCCGTTTCCGTTTTGCATTACTGGTTCTACGCCCCAGGATCAGTACAATTACATCCGCATTGGGCAACCAAGCGAACAGTTTGAATATCGTTTGCGTCCCATTACGTCTGGTGAGCTGGTGCAAATCATCGGCAAATTGAACGAGGTGACGATTGACGGCGTTGTCGTCAAGGGGCCGTGCATAAGGTTGAATGGGGATGGTGCAACAGCTCCTGATCCTGCTCAGTCATACAGGCAATCGGGCATTGTCACACAATATGGCACCTTCATGCTTGTCGCCCGAGGGTTTATTGACAGCATCGCCGACCTTTCGCTTCACGCGGAAATGGTGAGCAATCCTGTGTATGAGACGGCAGCAGCTCCGGGGCCGGAGCTATCGTCAAACACTGGCACTGTTAGATTTCTTGGTGCTTTCAACTATCGCACCAACGCAGACGCTGAGGCCAGACAAATCAGCAATGGCATCACCAAGGCAATCAATAAAGACCCAGATCCTGCCACAGAAGGTGACTATGGGGACGTGCCGTATTTCAACGTGCCTGACAATGGTGAATACTATTTCAGCGAACAAGACAAAGAGGCGTTCAAATATGTGTCAGGCAATCGTTATGCGCGACTAGGCATGGGGCTGCGTGTGGAAGCACTTCCTCCCACCCCAGGCGGTCGCTCCCGTTACTGGACGATTATCAATAGCGAATCGATACCCGCTGAATTTTCATCGGCCTCACCGGGCATTCCAGACTTTTTTGGGACCAATTGGAAAGTGGGCGAAAAATTTACTATCACCAAGGTGTTATTTGACGGCAGTCGCATTGACTATAACTTTCAAATTAACAATCCAAATACTGTCAAGCTGCCCTCCGTTGTTGCAAGTGATCGCATTTTTGAAGGCAACAGCGCAATCGCAGAGGTGTCACACTACAACAACCTCATCACTCGTAGTTGTGACAACGGCCCCGAGCATGAAATCACTTATATCAACGAAAACATTGCCAACGATGCCATACAAAATGGTGTTGCGTCCTACACTGGGTGCGCAATGGCTGGCATCAAGCTACGCAGCGGTTTCAACTTAACCAGCTTCGAGCAGCTTCATATTTATCAAAGGGCTGGCCTACAAGTGGCCAGAATCCGCCGTGCTGGTGACGGCAGCACTTCAATTACCGGAGGCTCATCAAATATCTTCACTGACCTTGCTTACTATTTGCTGACCAATAAGCAAACGGGCGCTGGTGAATTGATTAGCTCTGACTTGGTTGATATTGAGCAATTTGCACGCACTGGCTCGTTCCTAGAAGCCAACCATTTGTATTATGACGACGTGATCGTCGAGCCGCAAAACCTGCGCGAATTTTTGGCACGCATTAGCTCATCGTTGCTGTGCAATTTGGTCATCCGCAGCGGTAAGTTTTCAATTGAACCTGCCCTTCCCATTGACCCCAGCCGCAACTACACCTTTGAAAATGTAGTGGTGCCGATTAGTGGCATTTTCACGGAAGGCAATATTATTGAAGATTCGTTCCAGCTTGAATATGTTCCCGCTCAAGAGCGTTTGCCAATTCGTGCGGTGGTGCGTTATCGCACGGAACTTCCCAATAGATTTCCGCAGGAGCAAACAACCGTTGTTTACTATGCAGACCAGCCCAATGGGGCGTTAGAAGAGTTCAACTTTACTCACATTACCAGCCGCTATCATGCCGAGCTGCTGGCAAAATTCATCCTTAGCGCACGTCGCCATCGCACCCATGTAGCCACGTTCCAGACGCTCCCTTACGGGCTAGCGCTGGCACCCGGCGACTACATCCGCGTTGTTACAGAAGCGGGGCATGTCTCTCCTGGTGCATCAGGCATCATCAAAGACAATGGCGTAATCATTACTCCGGCAACGCTTACCAATGGTCAAACGCTCGCTGTTTACTACTGGGATCGAAGCGACAATCAAGTGAAT